TTTCATTTAATTCTTCACTTACTTCATTGGAATCAATTAATTCCTGTTTGTCATTATCATTATATAATTGAGTATTTAATGGCTGACATTTTTCATATATTAATTGATTCTTAATGGTTTGGTTCTCAAAAGCTTTATAAGCATTAGAAGCGGTAATTAAATTATGACGAAATTCATACCATTCCTTAGTTCTTTGTGGTGGTTGAGGTTTGTTCCTTAAAATGATAAGCTGATTATTCACATAATGGTAATCTGGTTTTTCTAAAATAAGCGTAGTGGGAAAAGACCGTAGAGGAATATAATGTTTAAAAAAATGTTCTTTGGCATAACCAATTATTTCTTCCATTTCCTCTTCAGCCTCTTCCGAATAAAATATATCATAATCAAAATGGGAATGCATTAACTCTTCAATATTTTCATCAAAAATATCATCAAATTCTGGTTCAGAAATTAGTTTATGGTTATTATTGATAAATTCATTCATTATATGAATACATGTCTCGTAAACCTCCAAAGCTTCATCATCATTGAAAAAAGATGGCTCGTTTTCAGGAATTATCTGATCTGTTATATCGATGAGTTCTGTCATATTTGCTTATTAATGATATAATAAATTCTTTTTATATTATTAATTAAATTTGATAATGTTATATTAAACTCTTGGGTTCATTTTCATGCTCCGATTCGGAATCTGAGTCAGATGTTTTTATATTTTTAACAGTGCCTTGTTTTTTCTTCGGCGTTAATCCTCTTAATGTGGAAACTCGTTTATCTATATTTTTTAATGTAAAATGATTAGTTGCTCTATTATGATGGAGCGCCGGTATATCCTTAATCTCTCCTGTATCTTTATTATAATTAATATCCTTTACCCTCTGTAATTTTTTTCTATCCAGACAATCCTTAAAAAATACAATTAGTCCTTGGTATTCTACATCCGATAATTTATTATTCAATTTATAAGCATCAGCAAATGAAATTAACTTTTTTATTTTGGCTGTCTTATCTAGCTTTCCCCAGGGTTCACTCGCATTGGTTATTTTTTCATTTTCAAGGAATTTATCTAAATTGGATAAATCACTAGAAGATTTGGTTTCCGGCCAAGAAACACCATTTAAAATCATTGTTTTATATTTTAATGTTTTTAATTCGTTACAGTCGCTTTGAATAGATTCAACCTCTTTTATCATTAATATTATATAATAATATGTAAAATAGAGTTTAACTCAGTTTTTTATAATATTAAATTATTTATATATCGCGATAATTCTATATTGATTTTATAATAAAGAGTTATTATACTAGTTATATTATATAATAATAATGAGTGAAATAAAATCTGAAAATAATGATAGTAAAAAAATTATTATTAATGAATGTATAAACGTTAAAAATAAAAATAACAATAATAATACAAAATTTATTAATTATGAGAAAGAAAAAAAAATGAGAGTAGAGACTAAAACATGGGGACTTACTGAAAATGAATTACTTCATGAAACACAAATAAAAAGTTTACTTTTTTTGAAAAATATATTAGATTCGGAGGAAGAATTAGATTCTATGAATGGAAGTATTGAAATTCTCAAAAACGGGGATATAATTAGTTTAATTAAAAGCCATATTAAACACAAAATCTATGGTTATAAACAACAAGATATAATTAAAAAAAAATTAGATATAACAAAATTAGTTGGTTTTAAAGAGGTCATTGATTTATTAATAAATTGCGATATGAAGTGTTATTATTGTGCGCAAGAAACTTATATACTCTATGAACGAGTTAGAGAAATGAAACAATGGTCATTAGATAGAATCAATAATGATATAGGACATATTAGGGGTAACGTCGTAGTGGCATGTTTAGAATGTAACTTAAAAAGAAGACGAACTAACAAAGACGCATTTATGTTTACAAAAAATTTAGTAATCACTCGGGAAGGGATTTAAATCAAGAATTATTGTTAGTTTATAAATTCATTATTTTAAAATTTAGTATAATAATGAATAGAAATAGTTGGAAATGGAGTAATGGCGAAACTTATTATAAAAGCCCAAGACAAGAAAAAAAAGAAGAAATCAATTCTAATTATGAATATGATTCTCAAAAAAATGCTATAAATCAATCTTTAGAACAAGATTCCTTTTTTAATCAAGATAGTGAATTATTATCCATTACAAATTCTATATTTGTGAATAATCAAAATCAGCTAGGAACAAGGAGGGAAGAAATTGATACAAAAATGGCGGATAGGGAACTCATAGCACAACGAGGAGTAAATCCATTTTTACAAACAAGTTATGTAAATGATATAGTTACACGCGATATGTTTTTAAAACCAATTAATACTACACAGGGTCGCAACAAGAATACAGAATTCAATGAATCAAATAATGAATAAATGAATTTATTATTTTAAATACTTTTTACACACATTGTGTAAAGAAGTCTGTTAGCTAAATAACCCAAAAATGTATTAAATAATGCCAAAAAGGAATTAATGACGAACATACTATTTACTTTATTGAAATGCATAACCATAAAATAGGCGATTGATATAATGCTAATTACAAAAAGAAAACCGAAAATAATTGCTAAAGCATAAAAGTAAATACAATATTCTCTTGGCAAAGGGCCAAAATAATCATTCATAAAATTACTCATAATAATATACGAATAGATTTTATTTTTCATAAAAAACTACTTAAATATTTATTTAAAAACTTATACAATGAATAATGCTATTTATACTACCCAAAACGATTTATTATTAAAAAATTTAATGAATTTTTATAAGACAGACGATGAAGAAGGCAATTTTAATCCTCTAAATAATTTAGATAAAATGCTAAAAATAATAACAGGAGAATCTAAAATTTCGTTGAGAATTGTCGATTGGTTTGCGACCAATTACGCAAAAAAATATTACACATTATTTACAATTGAACAATCTTATGATAATATATCTAGACGTTTTAAAGTATATGATGATTATAAATTGAAATTAAAAGCTTATAGTAAACGTCGTTTTGACCCTTTTTGTAGGTGGGAACGTATTAGCATTCCTTATACTAAAGGCAAATTTATTGAAACTACTATCGGTCAATTGAACTTCTTTAAATGGGCTTTAGAAAATAAAGTAATCCAGTATATAGAAAACAATTATGATATCATTGAAAAAGATATGAATTCTCGTAATAGCACATCTAAAAGAAAAGAACTTATTTTTGATAATTCCAAAACAAGAAAAAAGCGTGAAGAATTATCTATATCCGCTACGAAAAGCATAAAAAAAGAAAAGATTGAAATTGTTGTTCAATTTAATTAAAAATACATTTTTTATTATATAATTTATTTTTGAATTAAATATTTAAAAATAAATTAAAACGTAGATTAATGGGAAATACTCAATCAATGAAAAAAATAAACTTTGAAGATATGCAAACAGCTGTTAAAAATCATGAACAATATTTAATTATTAATACTCTTCCACTTAATGAACAAGGTTGTTTAATCTTATATACAATTAGCGCCGCAGATGAAGAAACAATTATCAATAAATATATAAACATCAATAAAAATATACGTATTATTATTTATGGAAAAAATTGTAATGACGAAAATGTAGATAAAAAATATAAACAATTAATTACTCTTGGATTTTATAATTTGTTTGTTTATAATGGTGGGTTATTTGAATGGCTAATGTTACAAGATATCTATGGAATAGAAATGTTTCAAACTAACAAAAAAGAAATCGATTTCTTAAAATTTAAACCTCGCTCTATTCTTAATATATCTTTAATCGAATATTAATTATTTGATTTGCGATTTAATTTCATATGTGCTGTAATTAATGTATTGGTAGATAAAGAAGCTAATAATGATAATTCACCTGCTAATACACCGGCCGAAATAATCAATGCTAATTGACAAGCATTTTTACCTATATTTTTTTCATCACTACCTTTAACTCGTAACAAGTCTAATAAACAGGATTGCCCAGGTAAGTGTGTTCCGCCACCTACGGTTCCTACCTCTAAACATGGCAATGTAACGGATATATATAAATCTGTTTTATTATCAGCTAGCTCCATCAACGTCATACAATGACT